CTTTGACCTGCTATACGCATTTGAACGACTATTAAGCTTCATGCCTATCACAGCAGCAACTTATCTCGGGGCTTCATACGCCTTCCACAATTCCATCGGCATCGTCGAATTCTTTCGTGCTGCCTTTGGAATAGCTTCAGTAGTCGGTGCTGGTACCACCGCTACCGTATGGCTCCGAGACCGCTACGGACAACGGCTTTTCACTAAAGCGACGAATCTTTACACAGAACGTAAAGAACGGGATGATCTTGTCCGGGCATTCCGTACTGGCTTCACACTCACAGAAGGTAACGATTTCAGGAGTGAAGTCAACAATCATGCTCATCCGGCAGCAGCCAATTTACGTTGTCAAGCAACAACGAGCATATCTAAGTTCATAGAAGAGTTCAATGAGAAGAATGGTACCAATTACGTACGTTACGACTTATCCACATCAACTAGAGAGAGAAAATTTGGAGTAGATGGCACAAGGCTGGTTTATGGAGACGCAGACATGATGTCGAGTTACAGGCACGACAAGCTTGAACCTCACCACATCGTGACTATGGTCGACGTAGACTATTACTTGGACGACTTTTCGCAGTATGCGCACAACCCGATGTTGATCTATACACATATACCTGAGGACATCGCTGGTTTGACTGGCGATGGTTACTATCGGTTTACTGTGAACGGTGAACTCGTGGAATCCACACCGCAAATGCGTGAAGACGTTAACGGCAATGCTAGCTATAATTCTACCGTCTGGGCTTTCGATTCTGACCTGAAAATTATCCAGCGCACTGGTTTTATGGGTTTGTTCAACCGCGACTTTTCTATTTGCAAAGTCGAGAAGATTAGACAACCAGGAACTAAAGGACGTTATATCGTGGCCATCATGCCAGTTGTTAAGTGTTGCATACCATATTGGTTGCACAAACTGATAGCTAAATTGTGTGGTGCACGCTACGATTATGGATCCGTAACAGAATTGAAACGAGACAACAGGGTACAACGGCGGGATGGTTATTTGTATGGCAAATTCGGAACTGGAGCAAACAAAACATTTCAGTTCATCGAGGACACCATAACTGGTCCCTTACCCGTCATACTACCTGAAGACTACGCATCAATGATATATGATAAGCGACAACAAGACCCGAAAGGCTTCACAACAGGCGTCATCAACAGAGTATTAAAGGACCCGAAGTATGATCACCAGGTGGAACGAATATTCACATTCTTCAATGAAGGTAAAGATTTGGATTTCGAACTGAAGGTGAATTACATGATGGTCCCAAATGCGAAGACACGGCGCAAACAAATTAACAGATTCGAACAAGGCAAAGCCACCGCTAAGCTTCTGGCACCTCCTTTGTTGCACAACGAAGACATGGGTTGTGCACCTTCATCATGCATAACGAATGATGTTGCGTGCATAGACGGACGTGTCGACCGTGTGGCCAACGAAACGGTAATGTCGGAGAAATATCTAGCTTACGCCGAAGAATTTGTCAAGAAAGTAAGCAATCGGTCAACGCGACGCTTAATAATGAGCGGCAATCGGAGATATCTGGCACGGGAGAGCACACCTGCAAATGGTCGTCCTTGGACGACTGAACAGGTTGATGCCGAACAAACCCTACCGGCTCAGAACGCACGCCGCATTAGAGAAGATGCAACACCGAGTCGCAACGTACGTAACAAAGTCAAAGCAATGCAAAAGCGCGAGGTCTATGCTGCAGCTAAAGACCCTAGAAACATTTCCATGACAACCACTAGCCACATGCGCGGCCTGTCACGCTTCACATATCCTTTTGCCGAACACCTGAAAAGAGAGTTTGGACCCGACGGATTGCAAGCGAACTGGTACGTTCCTGGCGCTAAACCCGAAGTGGTTGCACGCATGGTACATTGCTTTGTGAAAACGCTGCACGGTCTTGGACTCAAAGTAAACGAGACGGACTACTCAAGATTTGATGGGACCATTTCTGCTGATCTGCGCAGAAATGTCGAATTTCCTTGTTTACTGAACTGGTGTCACGAAGCAGATCGGCCTGAACTCAGTCGACTATTAGCAGACGAATTGCACGTGAGTGCAACGACAGAGTACAGAGTCAAGTACAACACAGGTGGTAGTAGACTATCCGGATCACCGCTAACAACGATTGGTAACACACTAATCAACGCATTCGTTGTTTATTGTGCAGCACGAGAATACGGTAAGGACATCGACGCAGCATTCAAGAGCATTGGCCCCAAGTACGGGGACGACAGCCTTGATGATGAGCGGTTTCCTATCGAACAGGTCACAAATGATCTGGGACTCAAACTAAAATCAAAACTAATTGATGATGGTAGAGTCTCTTTTCTCGGTAGGGTCTTTCCAGACGCACGAGCGTACGACTGGTCACATTTCAGCGTACCAAGAGCGTTGGGCAAGATGCCAATAGTTACAAACGGTCCGAGGTCTTACAATGACGCCTTAGCGGCAAAGTTCATGGGGTATCTTACCATGGACCCACACACACCAATTTTGTCTGCATACACTCGCGCAGTACTGACCGCCAATGGTTGCGACCTTGATCGCAAGTTTGAGCCAATGACAGCTGAAGAACACTGGAAAGCACAATTCATGTCTGCATGGCCAAGCCCGATTGGAGGAGGTGGTCGGGCCATAATGCTAGATTCTGTCGCGCAAGAACTCAAGATGACTAGCAGTATGGCAAGGGACTTAGATGACCGATTAACGAGAGCAAGAACGGTGGAAGACATCGCAGCATGTCAATTGACAACACCGATACTGGACGAAGACCGCGGCGAAGATGGCCGTGATCTATGGTTCTTCTAAGTTCCAACCATGTTGGGTTGGATGGTGGGGTTTTAAATTAGTATGAACGGAAAAGCACAACCGAAAGCAAACACAAACGGGAAGAATGGCAAGTCTACCAAAACTCGTCGTGTTCGTAATGCGAATGGTAACAATATGGTATCGCAGATATCCTACCCAAGTTCCAACGGTAGGCCGGTTAGGAACCAAAGCACGAACATGAGTGGATCAGATTTCTACTCACGTGTGGACGTTTCACCTGGTCTTGCTGGAGCAGGCAAGATAATTGCGGCGTTCCCTATTTCACCCTCTGCTTTTATAGGCACACGTCTGGCACAACTCTCCAATCTGTATGAATTTTACAGGTTCAATAGTTTAGTGCTCAGATGGGTACCAGCAGTACCGACCACATTAGCGTGTCAATTCGTCTTGTATGTAGATCTAGATCCTAGTGATAACCCAGATCTCATCGCAGACGAAGACGCTCTAATCAGGCAGGCGGTAGCTCAAACAGGGTCACAACAGTGGAACTTCCATGTACCAAAGCGCATAACCATGGCACTACGCAACGACAGACAACTATTCTTTACCGGAAATGACAAGCAGAACGTGAGATTCACGCAGCAAGGTAAGGCATACCTCATTCAAGTTACCAATCCAGTCAATTTCAATGGTGACAACATAGCCAACACGATTCAGGCAGGGTCACTATTCATCGACTGGAATGTAGCGTTTGCGGTACCTCAGATCAATCCAAGCGCAGTTGTAAGATCACAAATCAACACATCCTGGTCCCTTAACCAGGTGGTGCCATTTGAAGATCTCAACGACGGCGACTCGTTTCGGATTACAGGATTACAGCCTCTTACCTACTACGTTACCACCGTCTCAAGCTATTTGGTTTTCACGGCGAGCGCAACTTACGAAGTACGCTACACGGACTCACCTGGCACTCTGTCATTGACAGACCCCTTAGTGTGTTACGTGCAACGTTACGGCGCTGATTCAGTCTCATGCAGCTATGCAGCTGGAGCAGGGAATTCTCGTTATGTAGGGGGTTTCATGATAATCCAAGCTGATGCTGCAGGAAACACCAAGTGGTACGAGATCACTAAACCTGCTGGAGTATTAATTGACACAGCCGCATTGGTAATAGCTCC